GGTCACCATCACGGTGAGAGGACCCTCATATTCTGGCGCCCAAATAACTTGTATTATCTGAACGACACAGATGAGGAATCATCACCATTCTGGCTTATCCACATAACGTGGCCGTATTCCGAACCTTGCTTAGCTTAGATGCTTAATTAAAAATGTTGGGTGAGTGTAGAGGAAAAAGAGAAATTACTCTCCCCCTCAGCTCACTTAATAAATTAAAGAGAACATCGATGTTGACCAAGGATTACGATAATGGCTCCTTTTTCCGGAGTTGACACCATCACCGCACTCGCCTTGTATACTCGACTACTGAGGCCCAAAATTCCTGACTTATTGTTATGCAGGAGAAATACAATTCTGAGATTCCCAGCGCAAGCCGAGTGTTCCTCCCTTGTTTTTTTTACCAAGGGGTTCATCGATTGCGAAGACATAACTTCTTCGACTTACTTTGTCGTTGAGCGGAATGGACGTGAGAGCCGTTCCCATCGACGAATCAACTTAAGACCCTCCCCCAACCGATTAAGGTTAGGAGTGGCCGTCAGTCGATCCATCGATGGTATTGCTCCGATCTTCTCCTCAATTTCTTGAAGAGCCGACCACAACTCTGGAAGATGGTCAATAACTCCATCTCCCAGAGCTGTCACTCTAGTGCGTAAAGTCTGAACCGCCTCCATAGCCTCCACGAACGGATCCTTGTAAACAACATTATCAAGTAGCCAAAGAACATCCTTAGGAATGCCCTTTAAACCAGGATGATAAGGAAATCTACCCAAATCCGCCCCATGAGGGATCAGGTGTCCTTGCTTCTCAAAGTTATCGGGATCAAACGGCTCGCATAATCCTTTCACTATCCTATCGAGCCGAGATAAAACCTCTTTTACCTCGGGTCCTAGTAATAGCTCCTTGGCCTTCAATAAGGCCCCCTCTGTCATCTTGTAAGTAGACTGAAGGGATCTCATTGTCAACCAAGGTAATACTCCTTGGTACAAGGGCATTGACGGTCCATGATACGCTACCAGGTAGTTTCTCAGGCGAACGGGCAAAGACCACAGACGCTTCGTCAGTGATCCCGTAGCCTTGTATCCGTAACCCAGGAACTTAGCGTAAGCTCCCAGGCCCATACCGTACTTCCGACATAATTCTAGTCCTGCAGAGAGATTCTTCCGCGAAACCAGAAGTTCTGCCAGCGATACGGCTGAAACGTCATTTCCTTTATAGAATGTACGTTTTGCGAATTCAAGGCACGTCCCATCGCGAGAGACCAATGACTTGTGCGCTCCAATCTGGACCCCCAGGCCCTTCATGATCGCAACATAGGCATCAGCCACCTGTCCCCCCATTATCACAATGTCAT